ATAAGGATATTTTTTATCTTCTATATTTTTTAATTGTCTTGCTATTAAGTTTTGAGGAAATACTGCTTCTTGTCTATAAGCAAATGCTTCTGCTATATTTATAGGTTTTTGTGATATACGTAACTGATATTGTTCAGGTGCTAAATCTTTTTGCCATTGAGCTCTTTCTTCTTCTATTGCTTTTAATGATTCTTTTATTAGAGAATTACCGTATTTATCAATATGAGGAGGCATAGACCATTGTTCTGGTATAAATAGACCTGCAATACCAATAGTACCTTTATCATCCATTAGATCTGTTTCTACAGCATATATATCATTTGATTGAGGATTAAGTATAAATTCTTTTAATGGATTACATTGATCAAGATCACCCACAGATCCAGCTGCTATAAACATACCTGTAGTCATCATACCAGATGACATTGCAGGTCTAATATATTCATAAGTCTGATCCATCTTAGGTGCAATACCTGCTTCTTCATGAAAAAAGAATGTACAAGGTCCACCTACACCAGTTGTAGGATTTTTTTCAAATGATGCTCCTTGTATTTTAGACATAAGACCTTTGTTAGTTTTTCTATTATTAATTCTAACTTCAATCTTTTGTTCCCACAATAATACTTTTTCTGGAGTACATGGTCTATACCATGCAGTGTGTTCATTAAGAAATGTTTTATATTCATCTAAAAACTTCCAAGAACCTTTATCATTTATATAATCTTTTAGTGATGCACCTATTTTACATATAGATCCTTCTTCAAACCAAAATTGATTTATTATTTTGCCCATATGAAAATATGAAGATGCAATCTGTCTTTTCTTTAATATTGCAGCATGCTTATAATGAAGTTCAGCTAGTATTTCATATAAAGCCATGTGATATTGCGCATCTCTTACTTTAGCAAATCCATATTTTTTTTCTTCTTTATCAAATATAGGTAAGAAATTTAACCACATATAATAATCTCTAGATAGATACCATACTTGTTTTTTACCGTGAAAAAATACACCTTCTCTACATTTAACTTTTTGATCTTCCCAATACTTTATATAGTCTTTAGATCTAAAAGGTTTATCACAATAAAAACCTTGTTTGTCAAAATTTTTAGCTTGCTCATTAAATAATAAAGCTACTTCATCAAATTCATATTGACCTGGTTCTCTAAAAAGAGTGATGAGGTAGTCTCTAAATTCTTCTCTTGTTTTGAATTCAGTGCTACCCCATTCTCCATCCTTATATGTTGGTATTGATTTATACATCTTCTATTGCCCACACATCTTGTTGCCTAAGCAATATATGATCTTCATCCATGTGTGATACTTTAACTGGTTGTATAAATTGATTAAACAATACAATTTCTCCTTCATGAATACCTTCTACATCTTCTCCTATGCTTACTACAGTTCCTCTATCTTCTTTTTCTTGATTAGATTCTGGAATATAAATCCCTGAGTTTCCATAAGTTTCTTTTGCTTTGTGTTGTTTAATTAGGAGTCTATCTCCTACTGGTCTAATTTTACTCATTTTATTTTAGTTTTAATTTTACATTTGATCATAAGCCAAACCTTGTCCACCACGTACTTGACTTTTTTGTTCGTCTTTCATATCATTATATGCACCCTTGAATGATTGTCTTATTTGTTCAAACTTAGCTGCTGTGTTTACTAATGATGTTAAATTACCATCTCTACCATGTTCTATAGATGTGGTTTCCATATATCTTGCTAATCTATCTAACATTGTTTTTATTCCTTTATACGCTCTATATGTTGGTGTATGATAAAGATCTTCACAAAGTTTTATAGCATTTCTTATTGTTTCATCTTCTGGTGATTCTTCTAATCCAATCTCTTCAATAATAAGATCTTCTTTTTCATGCTCTGGCATATTAAAAAATGGATTCATATCAGGATCTGGACAAGTCATGTAAAATACAAATAAATATACTTCCATATATGTATCAGGATACTTATCCATAATACCTTTTAATGATTTAATAGAATAACAGTGTTCTGATGGTATTACTTTACCGTTTTGTACGTCAAATAGTTTTACTAGCATTGTGGGTTATCTTTTAGCCACATTACAAGACTTGCTATTTCATCTTTTAAATACGGCAGATCATACATTTTAATTTCTTTAATAATTGGTTCACCCTGATCATTATACTTAGTGATAGGATAACCATGCTCATTTTCACCTTCTTTTTCAAATGATACATGTTGTATTTGTAATTTACCTATTTTTAATTTAGGATTATGTTTTTTAATAATATAAGCATAAAGGCTTAACTGTAAATTATAATGCTTAAGATTACAATCATCTAAATGAGAAACAGGATTATACATTTTAGATGTAATACCTTCCCAGTTTGTAAATCCTTTTTCTTTTATTTCTTTGTTTGTTTTATAATCAAGTATATTTATTTTTCCATTAACAATAGATACAAGATCTGCTTGTCCACATATTCCTAATGATTTTAAATATACAAAATGTTCTGGATATACACCGTCTTTTAATTTTTGTTCTGGTGCTATTTTAATACCATTATCATCTGTAATTGGTCTAATAATTGGAACTTCTGTTCCATCTCTTTCAATAGTATCCCACTCACAAATATTTTCTTCTCTTTGATTATGATACCAGTTACCTAACTCTATTGCTCTATTTGTTTCAGAATCCCAAGCATCAGTAATTTCTTTAGGTGTCATACCATACCATTTAGATCTTTTATTCTTAGATGATTTCTTAGCTTGACTATCTCTATCAAATTTAGGTTTAAACAACCCAACAAAACTAGTTACACTAGTCCATTTGATTTGGTCTTTTTCTAAGTCTTCATTAAGACTTTCATAAACATGTCCTTTTTCTCTAAATATTACCGGCATCTCTATCTTTAATTTGTTTATCTAATTTTTCTTTTTGTTCTTCTAATTGTTTAGCTATTTTTTCATCATGTTCTTTTTTAGCTGCAACGCCAAAATATATAGATTCATTTAATTTACTTTCCATTTCTGGTGTCATAATAGAATCCCATCTACCTTTTGGACAATCTGCTGACATTGCTCTAATTTTAAGTCCAATGCTACAACCACAATCTGAACAACATGGTTGTGTTCCAGTAACAGCACAAGATTTGCCAACTTTATCTAATAATGGACAAATGCTGCACTCCATCCATCTTAATTTTGCTACAGCTTCAACATCATCTTTTTTAAAAATTCTATTTTTTATTCCTTCAGCAATTTGATCTAAATTACCTAATGCTCCTAATAATTTACTTATTCTCATTTCTAAAATTTTTTTTATTTTGTATATTTTCTTCTATCATTTTTAAAGCATTTTTCATAGTTTCTAGTTTTGCTTTAACAGGAATAGATTTATCATAACCTTCAAATTTTCTTTTATCTAAGTTTCCTAATATATCTTGTTGTCTTTGTATACTTTTTTTAAGTTTTGTAGTTCTAATGCTAAAAGTCCCAAGATTTGGCAATGAAATTTTAGGACTTGTTAAATTAGATAAATTTTTTCTAACTCTATCATAAAAGAAAAAAACAAAATCTGATACTAAATCTTTATGTACTTCAGATTCTTTTGCAATATCATCATAAAAATTTTTATAATTCTTTGGATTCATCTCCTAATATTTTAAAATCTAAAAATAAAGTACCTTCTATTTGTACTTCCATATCAGGATTAAGAGATATAGTTTTTTTATTGTTACCTTTTTTAACTATTAATCCTTTTTTTTCTGCTTTTGATAATGCATTTCTACATGATTGTGGACTTTTAAATATTCCTAATTCAGATATTTTCTCACAAAAAGTAGTAAGTTCAACACCTTCCATTAAAGCTAAAGAATAGAGACAATTTAAATCAGATGTACTAATTTGTATGTTATTGAAAAAACAGTAAGTAAGGATTTGGTATTGTATTACCTCACCCTTACCTACTATAATTTTTTTCTCTATTCTATTTACTATAGCCATGTTGTTGGAATGTCTTCACTTTCTATCAAAGTGTATGTAAAATTATTGCTCCATGTATCTCTAGCTTTTCTCATAATTTTCATAAACTTAGTCCAATCATCATTAGATGCAATAACCTGACAACCTGCTGACCACTTATCTACTTGTGTAGATTTTTTACCAGCATATTTAGTTGCTCTATGAATATTAATACCAAATAAACCAGTATCTGTGTTTTCTTGATTTAAGTTGTATACATCATCTCTATTATTGTCTCTATAAACTGTAACAGCTCTTTGTTGACCTAAAGCTTCATATCTTCCTTGATGCTTTCTGATCTTATGAGAACCTCTGTATTGTCCTGGTTTAAGTATTGCTGTACCTTTACTTTCTACTATAGGACTATCCATATAGTGTGTTCCAGGATCTGTAGTACAATCAAATTCATGATACTGCCATACTCCATCTTTTTTGTATGATAAAGTCATAACATCATCAAATGCATTTGTTACCTTATTTTTAGTTAATGAGTTTCTTACTCCTACAATATTTACATTATAGTCACCAGATTCAAAAAACTTGTAACCCTTACGTTCTAGTGCTCTTTTTATATGATCTGCACTATACTTCATTGGTTTGTCTTTTTAAGGTTCTTTTAATTTGCTCTGCTGCATCAGCACCTGATGTTTTAGATGCATCAAATGATGCTTTCATTTCGTTTGACTCTTCTTCACTTTCTGGTGGAGTTGCCATAGTTTGTGCAATAAACATTTGAGCTTGCAGTCTTTCTGCACGTACTTTTTCAATATCTCTTAAAAGTTCTTCATATTCTTTTTGAACTTTAAGGTGAGGAATGTTTTCTTCATAATATGAAGTAATTTCTTTTCTCCTTGTTTCTAATTCCTCTTTAGAAACATTTTCTCCTGATTTAGGAGCAGTTGATTTTTTAGCTTTTGCCATTTTTATAAATTTTAAATTAATAATTATTTTGGCAAATATATAAAAAAAGTTTAAATAAAAAAAGTTTAAACAATTTTTTTAGTGATAACCATTAAGTAGCTCTAATAATTCATTTATTGCTTGATGTCTATGAGAATCTTTTAATGTAGTTTTAAATACATGTTCTGATGGTATAAGTTTAGACATATCATGAAATGCTGAATGTTGTTTGTCTCTTAGGTCTATTTGATATGAATCTCCACAAAAAATCATTTTAGATTCTTTTCCTAATCTGCCAATACACATTGATAGTTGTGATTTTGTTAAATTTTGATACTCATCAACAATTACTACTGAGTCATCAAAAGTACGTCCTCTAAAGTGTGCTAATGACACAAGTTCTATTTTTTCTTCTTTTTCCATCTTTTCTAAGATGTTAGGTTTGTTATAAACCTTACGCATGTTAGAACGTATAGGCACTAACCACGGTTCCATTTTTTCACGTTCTGATCCTGGTAAAAAACCATTGTCTTCTGTAGATACTGTAGGTCTAGTAATAATAATTTTATTAACCTGTCTTTTAAATAATAGATCTAAAGCTATTTGTACAGCTAATAAAGTTTTACCACTTCCTGCATTTCCAACTATAAAATTATAAGGATGTTTTAAGATTTCAGTTTTAGCTTTCTTTTGTTCTGGAGAAAGACTAAGTGAAAACCTCACTGACCCCTTTGGGGGAGTCTTTTCTTTATTTGTCATTAGTAAACTATTTACTTTTTATTTTTTCTATAGAACTTATTCCAAAACTACCTAGTGTTACAATAACAAATGAATTATATATTACTTCATTTATTACAAGTTCCATTCCACACCAGCCAGTAATTAGGTCACATACTGCAAAAATTACCATTAATACAAATGACGCAAAGCCAACTATAGCTTTTTCATTTATATCATTTTCATCTTTGAATAGTTTCCACATAATTAAAGAACATTATTAGGTCCTATTTGCATACCAAAAGGACATCCACATCCTTGAACTTGAGGGCTTTTTACTTGTGTGTTTTTAACTGCTCCTCCTTTTTTGTATAAGCTTTTAGGCATAGTCCCTTTTTTTGTTGCAGGTTTAATTTTTTTTGCCATTACTTTTTCATTTTAGGTTTTTTATGCCCCCAACCTTTAGCACTTAAATCTAAATGATCTTGACAAGATTTTGTCATTTTACCTTTGCCAGTTTTAGGGTCATAC